CTCACGCCCGCACGTATCGCAATGAATTGTCATTTCCTCTCGTTTCATGCGGCTTGCTCGCGCTCGGCCGGTTCGGCGGCAGTCTCGCGCCGGTACTCAATCGAGCATCGGCAATTCACCGCGCATGGCGTCTCGCCAATTGGTACAACATCCTCGATGCGCGCCCAGTCGAGTTGATTGCCCTCGCTATCTTCGGCGAGTTCCGGGCAAGAGCGCATGTTGCGTTTCGGGTCGGGCAAGCAATGATTTGCCTCAGGGTCGAGTATGCGCCGCGCCTCGATGACGCCCGCGCGTCGCTCGCGTTGCAAGATCGCGTTTTCGTGCGTTGAGTACAGCGCGTCAGCGTACATCGTCGAGCGGTTGAGTAATTGCGCGGCCGAGACCTCAAGCGCCTTTTGCATTTCAACGATTGACGCCTCAAGCGCGCGTATTTGTTGCTCAAGCTCGTCGATCTCTCTGAGCATCATCTCGCGATCGGCCGCGGTCTCGGCCTCGTGAATGTCGCGCGCAATCTTCTCGCGCTCGCGGTCAGCTCTCTCAACCGCGCCCGTCGCGCTCATAATCAATTGCCGCCTTGGCTCATCGCGCGCGAGCTCAGAGGCGAGCCGTACCGCGTACGTACTCTCGCGCGCAACTATGCCGCCAACCTGACCCCAGGCCGCCGCGGTCATTTGCCGATACCCGCCATTTGCAAGTACGCCCATGGCGCGATGACCGTCGCGTATTTGCTGCTGCATCTCAACCTGGTACTCAGCAAGCGACCGCTTGCCGGTCAGGTACGACGTTGCCAGCTTGCCGAGGCCGATACCAAACGCGCCGAGTATCGCAACGACCCAGGCATTGAGGCGCCGCTCGCTGACCGCTTTGCCGTTGGGGTCAACATACCGCCGCGTTTTTTCGTCCCAAACCCAGCCCTTTTTAATTGCCATGCGAGCCTCGCCTTTCAATTGGCTCAATGACCTCGCAAGTAATCACAAGCGCGGCCGCGGTCTCGCTCTTGTAAAGCAATACGCCCGCCGAGTTTTTCATTTGCGCGCGCCTTACAAACTCGATGATTGTTTCAATCAGGGTAATGGCGGCTTGCGTTTCGTCAGTCGTTGCCGCAATCAATTCGGGTTTGGCGTTGGTCTCGGTCAACGTTCGTTACTCTCAGCCCTCAAGATTTTCTCAATCTCATCGGGCGCGTATTCCCGCCACCAGGTTTCGATTGTTGCAAGGTCAGCCGCGGTCGGGTTGAGATCGCGAAAATTGAGCGCCTTGCCAACCGCCGCCGAGGGTTGCGAAAGCCCTTGAGGTTGTACGTTGGTCGTTGCGCCCGTACCGTCACCAAGCGGCGTCAGCCCCATGGCAGCGCGCGCCTCGTCTTTGGTGATGAGACCCGCGAGCCATTTCATTACCTCGCGTTGGGCGACGGCGTTTTCGTCTTTTTGCAGCGCCCAGACCTCGCCCGTGTCAAACTCGACAATGTCGCCGCGTTCGTTCGAGTATTCAGGCAAGAGCAATTGATGCGTCAGCTCGCTCGCGATGACCCTGAGCGTTGGTACAACGAAAGTTTGCCATGCCGCTTTGAGCGCATTTTCATAATTCGAGTATGTCGAATGCGTCAGGCCCGCGCCGTACCCGAGTACAACCGCGGGTATGCCAAGCACCGCCGCGACCCTCTCCTCGGGCAATGAGTGTATTTCGCGCAAGATCATCTGAGACGGGTTGAAACCAAGCTCTTTGACGTCAGTCGGCGCGCCGAAAACAATTGGTTTGCCGCGCTCGCTGCCCGTCGTCTTTGCGATCAACTCAGCTTTCATCTTTTCCGCGTCAACGCGATACGTCGAGTCAGCGTTAGGTTTTGGTGAGACCACGTACGGCGGTATGCCATACGACCCCATGGCGGTCTTGCTGTACTCGATTGCCGCCTCGTCGGCGAGTACCTCGTCGAGCAATGCGCGTACCGGCGCGAGGCCGAGGCGATGATTGCGAGGGTCAAGCCCGTACCGGAAATGAATAATATCTTCGACCCTGAGCGCGTACGGGATGTTGTCAATACGGTACTCGTAATGTGAAATGAATACCGACCCGTCAGTCGGCCATGCGGGCGTGCAATGCTCAGAGTCGAGCAACCAAAGCTCTTTTAGTGAGCCATTTTCGCGGCGCATTTTGTACATGTACACGTTGCCGTGAGTGAGCCAATAGTACGCAAACGCTTTGAACATCGTCGCGCCTGAGTAGTACTGATTGGGCCTTGCAATGAGAACTGGTAACGGATGCCCTGGTATCGGCGACCAGTCATCGCCGTCGCGTACGTATACCCGCGGCGGCGGCTCAGCGAGTACCGTACCCGTAAAGTTTACCGCCGCCATGATGAGCGATGACGAGGTCAGGTCAATATCGCCAAACGATACAAACCCGCGCTGGTCGGGCCAGTTAGGCCAAAAGCCGTCAGCCATAAACGCGGGTTGATACTGCGCCGGAAATCGAAAAGCGTTGTACGCGCTTACGACGCGGTCAATGACGCTCGGCGGTTTCGTGACTAGCGTTGACTCAGCCATTGTTTGCCTCGTTGTCTTTCTCAATCGCGGCGAGTTCTGCCTCGACCGCATACGCATACGCGTCGTCATACCCGTTGAGATCGGCTTGCTGTACTCGCTTCTCCACCCGTTCCACGAATGCGCGGATGGCGTGTAATTTACTTAGCCTGTCTAGTTCGTCAAGGGTAGCCTGAGCATACTTACTATCGTGTTCATCAATCTCGCGGTGCTGTTCGAGGATGGCGCGAATGGCTTGGATATGACACAGCTTCATGAAATGAATATCTGCTTCATTCAGGGCTTCCAGCATTTCATCAATCGTTGGCTCGGTCATAATTGACTCAGCCATTGCTTTACCTCGGGCGAATAGATTCGCGATCGCGTCGCCCTCGTCGAGCCGTACGGGTTGTCATCATCCTCGACCGTATCGTCATCGGGCGGCGGGTCGACAAGCGGCGGTATCTCGAACATGGGCAACTCCTCGGTTTCGTCAGGCTCGGGGTCAGGCTCAGGCGCGGGCGCGCGCCTGGGCGTTTTCGGCATGGTCGATTGAGCAACGCGTATTCTATCGCCGCAACACATGGGGTTTTGCCTTTCGTTATACGAGCGAAAATTCAATCTCAGGTTTCACAATAAGCAAATCAGTAAACGCGTGTACAAGCGCGTCGAGCCTATCGGGCGACTCATCGCCTGGTTGCCACATGCAAAGTTGATCCTCGATCTCAGGGTACACGCCGACGTGATGTACACGCCCTTGCTCATACCGGCTCGCGATTGGCTCAGCCCTGAGCCGTTTGCCAAATCGCGCATGTACGCCGCGGTATGAAACGCTCGGGTCAATCGCCTCGATGACTTGCCGTACCATTTCGCCGCCCTGGTTGGTTTCAGCGACGATACGGTCAGCGCCCCATTTGTGATATGCACTAACGGCCTCAGCGGCCCAGGCGCGCGGCGACCCTTGCAACGAGAGATCATCAAGCAAGTACCCGTCAGCAACGCGGTCAACAAACGCCGAGCGACCAGCGACAACGATACCGCACTCATTACCCGTCGACGTTGCGCTCGGGTCAACCGAGACGATGACGCGCTCAAGCTCAGGCATACGCGTCACGCGCGTCGACTCGATAAGCGCGCGCGACCATAACGCGTCAGGGTTGTCGTCAATGATCTCGCCGCCCAGCTCTTGCCGCCCGATGCGCGTACCCTCGTACAGCCGGTATAACTCGCCGCGTACCGCCTCATGCAAGTACGGGTTGTCAGCCGTTGTTGCCCTGGTCACTACGGTATTGGGGTCGCTCAGTAATTGCTTGAGCAACGGCCTCGGCTTCGGCGTCGTCGAGATGATCGCATGCGGTCGCGACCCGAGGCGCAACCCAAACCGCATGTTCTGCCAACTTGCATCAAGTTTTCGCGCCGCGGCCATTTCCTCAAACCAAACCAGGTGATGTTGCGGGCCGCGCAATCGCTCAGCATCGTCGTCGGTATGCGCGCCGAATATCTGACCCTGAGCGCCACTCGGCCACAACAAATGACCTGACGAGCGATTGATCTCAATGCGTCGGTTAAAGCTCAAGAGACCCGTCACGCCGTCAACGCAAGTATTGCGCGCATCACCGAGCGTCGGCGCAATGATCGCGATACGATGACCTGGGTTGTCTCTCGCATACTTGTCGACGTAATACGCCGCGGCAAATGTCTTGCCGCCGCCGCGCCCTGAGAGCAATACCCAATGAAACCATGAGCCGCTCGGCGGTTGTTGATGCGCGAGCAAGACGGGTTGATGCGCGAGTTGACGGCGCTGCAATTCGCGCGCGATACGTCGCCGCCTGACCTCAGCCTCAATAGATTGATTCGGCCGCGGCGAGAGCCTCAAGCTCGTCATCTGTGAGTTTGGAATAATCAACCGTTCTCTCGGTGTACTCTTGCTTGTCAGTTTGCCCGAGCATGTTCTTCCCGAGCCAAATGAGCATGGCAACATTGCCGTTGCGCGCGGTCTTGAGTTGCCAGCGCCTCAAGCTCATATGCATGCTTTCTCTTGCTTTAGTTATCTGTTTGGAAAAACGTCGGTCAAGTACCTCGATGTTGACGTCGAGAATTGCCGACATTTCGCGGTACGTACAACCGATGCTGGCAAGCTCGACGACCTGACGCTCGTCAATTTGCTTGAGCGGTCGGCCGCGTTTCCGAGGCGCGTTGACGATACGCTCGGCGGGTTGTTGTTGGGGTCGGCTCAAAATATTTTTTTTTGGGTAATCATGAGTAATCATGAGTAATCATGATTACTCAGGCGCAATAAAGACGGGCCTTTCGTCGAGGTCGACCCTGTTGACATCCGAAGATTTCGTGATATTTTGCGATTGTTCGTTAGCAAAATTCACTAACTCGGAAGGAGCAAGATCATGCGAAATCCGCAAATCCTCGACGAAAAGGCCCGAGCCATTGGATACCACAATTACGACCATTACCTCAAGACATGCCTTTACTGGCATGCGTTCATGCAATGGCGCATTGGCAAACTTTGCTACTGTTGCTTCGAGTCTCGCCCGTACAACCTCGTCTTGCATCACGTCACTTACGACCGGCTCGGACAAGAGCGACCGGCCGACGTTGTAACGCTGTGCAAATGGTGTCATGACAAAGCTCATCAAATGATTCATGACCACGAGTCGAAACTAAGCGACGCGCATCTCAAACTCCGAAAACAATTTCTTGAGAGCGGTCAACAACTCTCGCTTAATTTCGACTTCGAGGCATTTCCAGATATACCAAATCACGCCGCTTAACTTGCGATTGCTGCATCGCCGAGCGAGGTTTCTTGTATTGCGGGCAAGGGTATCGCCTTAAGGCTCAAAGCTAGTGATATTTGAACCTTGCAATACAGGGCCTTTGCTCGGCTTTCGTCGGGGTTGAGACGTATAAAAACGCGGCGGCGCTCCAAACGGATGACCGTATTCATTGACTTGCCGGTATACGTCACGGTCTCGTAGCGCGTGATAAACTCATGCGTTAGGCAATTACACCTGAGATTTGCATTCATAAGCCGTACCCTTCTAGGCGGTCTACAAAAATCAAAAAGATTCAATTGATGCGCCGCGCCGTGCCAGTTGAGCCTATTCGTGATACTGACGAGCTTACCTTCAGTTGATAAAGCCATGACAAATCCTCAGAGGCGTTGAAAGCCGTGTCGAGTCGCTTCTTCGGGCGACTCGTTTTGTCAATTTTGTCACCGCTTGTTACGGCAACGTGATGAGCTTACCCGCAAGGGCAAACGCGATTGCAAACAAACCCGCGGCGATTGCAATCTCAGCAACGCGGGCAACTTTCGGGTTGCTCGACGCAAAGTAGCCAATCAACCCGATGATTACGAGGAAAACCGGAAACCAGGCCGAGACCATTGGAATCTCTCCTCTTGCGCGCGCCGGTAAGCGTCGATTGCTCGCTCGCTGTCCGGGTAGCACATAAGCGGCCCGCTCTCGTCGACATACGTAAACGCGACCGCGCTTGAGTTGTAAATCAGGTTTGAGCGAATGAGGTCAGGCGAGTTAAATACGAGATACCCGTCGTCAGCGTGAGTTTCTTTGACCAGCTCTTTGAGTTGCCTGACGAAGCGATGCGCGCGTGAAATCTCAGCCATTGGTTTGACCTCGACCCAGGCGCGCCAAGGCTCAACCCAAAAGTCAGGCAAGTAAGGCCCTGAGCGCAACCGATACCCCTCGATCTCGTATTGCCACTCGACGCCGAGAGCATCGAGGAAAACGGCCCAGCGCGCCTCAGTACGCGAGCGAAACAAGCGCCCGCCGTATCGCGTCTCAATGACGTGACCTCGCGCCGTGTCGCTCGGTATTGATCGCGGTAAAGGTCTCATCGTCGTCTATGCCCGCCCTCTTTGTACAATTGCGCCGCCATTACGAGTACACAAAGCAACCCAAACCCAATGAGCATGCCAACGAGAATCATTTCGAGGTCAGCCGCGTCGCTCATACGGCCTCTCGCATGCGAATCATCGCAAGCGCGCGCTCGGCAACGTTGCGGCAATCTTCGAGATCAAGCTCAGCGTCGTTTGCAATGCTGACCAGCGCCGCGCGATACAAGCGAATATCAGCAAGCAACGCCTCGACGTGTACGCCGTTGATGCTTTCGAGCGTATCAAGTACGGCCTTCATGCGCTCGATTTCAACCTGGGCGCCTTGCTCATTCATTGCGCCCTGACGTACGCGCTTACCGTAAACCGAATGGCGCATGGCAATCTCGCGCTTAACGCATGCGATTTGCTCGGGCAACGTAATCGTCATACGGCCCTCTCCCAAATGACGCTATTACGTCGGCGGCGGTATTCCGGCTCACAATATGCCCGCAATGAGCGGCGGGCGATTGGCGCCGAATTGCAAGAGCAACCGCGCGCATATGTCGACTCGTTGCCGGTACCCGGGTCAGTCTTGGCGATTATTTGCCAGCCCTCGCCGCCGCAATAATAGCAAGACGTGTCAAGCGCCTCGGTCACAACGACCGCGGCTCGCTCGTTTTCGCGCAACTCATGCCATGCCTCGATGATCTCGTACGGTTGAAATATTGCGCGTACGGTTCGCCGCCGCCATGCGAGCTGGGCGGCCTCTCGAATGCGGTCGTTTGGTACCGTGGCAAGTATCTCTGACCAGTCTCGAACCTCAGCCGCAAGCTCAGCATCGCCAAGCGCCGCAAACCCGCCGCGGCGCCTTGCGGCGTTAATTATCTGAGCCAAGACTTCGAGCGACGCGTTTTTCTTGATCGGGTGTACCGCGGTCGTCATTTCGGGTTGCCCTTTCGTTTGCCTTTTCGGAGTTGAGCCAACCCAAGAGCCGATGCTTGGTTGGTTGCTTGTCGTTCGCCTCACACCATACGAGCATCTTGCGATAAATGAAATTTACGTCGAGATGCGCGTACAGTTCGCTCGCCTGAAATTCTTTGATTTGTTTTTCTGAGATTGAAGAAAAAAAAGGAGAGAGAGAGGGAGCGTCAGCGACGGCTTTATCCTCGCGCGATTTCGCCGTTACAGAGTCGCTTGCGCTCCCTCTCTCTCTCTCTCTATTTTTTTTTCTTTTACTTAAATCCTCAGACCCAAACCCCGCCTCTTGTACATGAACATGACCATGAACATGAACATGAAGAGGCGAAATTTCATTTTCGTCACCGCTGCTATTACCGCGGCGTTTCTCGCGCCATACGCGGGTACGTATCCTTGCGGATTCGCGTGACTTAGCCTCGCGTAACATTCGCCTATTTATGACCGTACATTTTTGTAACCGGCCGTCACTAAATGTCACATTCGCGGTTTTTGCTCGCCCGAGTTCCGCGAGTGCGTGACGCATTTCGGCCCTCGTACAGCGGCATATTTGGGCAAGCTCGGCGACCGTTCCGGTCAATGTTCCGGTACGCCCGCCGTCGTGCATGGCGCAGATTAAATCAATCCAAATACCTCGCGTTGCGGGCGAGCATTTCGACAAATTCGGGTCTTTTTTCCAGTCGCCCGGATAGAACATGAAAGCGGGCATTTTCGGCTCTTTCGCCCTCGTCATCTCGATCTCTTTTCTACTTTGTATAAATGTGCCTGATGTCATACGCGCTCGGCCGGTTGCCAACCTGCACCTCGATCGCTCGAAACATCGCCCAAACCGCCCAGGCGGTCAGAATTGCCAGCGCAACCGCCATGACGCGCTCATACGCCCGCTCGGTCATCTCTCAGTACCTTGACGTATCGTTGAAGCTCGCAAGCGCCTCGGTTGCGATCAAGCGACACTCATCAACGGTCATCTTGAGCGCCGCCTCGCGATCAAGCGCGCGCCAATGAGCCTCACGCAATGAGTCAATCGTTGGTTGCATTCTGACGCGTACAACCAGGGCGCCAATAAAAAGACCGGCCACAAAGAGACCGGTCGAAATAAACAAATACAGCATGGCGCCCTCGGGATAATTAAGGGTCAACGCGGGTCAAAGCTCGTCAGGCCAATTAGGCTCGGGCTCAACCCGCATACGTTTTAAAGCATCAATAACAAGCGCGATTGCCTCGCGCTCCTCTTTGAGCATCATCTCGGCCTCGCGCAACATGACGGGCCGATGCTCGACATGCTCGCAAGCCGCGATTGATTGAAAGAGCAAGCCGCGACGCACATGCAACGCCTCGACATAACTCATGGTTGATATGACCTCATCTGACAGTGTCATCAGTAACTTGTCGACGAGAGCGTATCCTCAGCGTAAAACTCGACGCCCGGTATGCGCTTTGACCCT